GCTCCTGTAGGTGCCCACTGGTACCTATTCTTCCAGTACTTTTCCCATTTCATTTTCTTAGGTCTGCTACCCGTACTATAAGCACGTTTAAAAAGCTTTACACATTCAGTCAGAATCAATGTTTTGTCAAACTCTGCCAACTTGGGTTTGGTCCTGTTAGACTCTTCAGCATCCCAATCGACACTGCCAACACCTCTGTTCACTAACACTTCCATTTCAAAAGCTGGCGTCAAATCTATGGGTACTAAATTCTGTAAGGCTTTCAACCTGAGTGTAAACTTGTTTTTGATAGTTTTAGCAAACTGCTCGACAGTATCAAACTTCCATAGCCAGATACCAGACTTAGCTATCCAAGGTCTTATCTCGTCAGGCACACTCATAGCCCACATTATTAAGCCTACAAAAAACGATTCATGCAAGTCCTTAGCCTTATATAACGAGTGTAATGTGTTGAAAGTAAAACCGGCCAGTTCTACCAACCTATCATATGGAACAGAATTAAGCTCACGTGTAGTTACGTATCTCAAATGTCTCGCTGAGACTTTTGTTGGAGGTATTTCTATACTACCTCGAAGTGCTTTTCGGACAAAGTTTTCAGCTTGTAGTGCCGGCCTTTGTCTCCTAGAAGTGCTATTTACAAAGAATGCGTTCATGAGTATCTCATTAGTAGTGACTAGCCCATAAGGCATTAGGTCCGGCCCATACTGCCACCTTGCTGCTCGCAACAATACAGGCGGATAAGCACTCTTAAGGTCTATATCAGTTTTACAATACAATAAAGTCACATCAAGCCTCTTAGTATATACACAGTATACACCGGTTTGAGCTCCCTCGATAGATATAATTCTACGTCCTCGGAATTCAACATGAGGTATTATGTCATATAAGGCGTATCCAGCCGCCTCCATATCTGCGCTACACATTACACAACCCTCAAAGTCTACAAATTGAGGTATTTCCACCATCTCGTCTATATCTCGGGTGCATTCTGCACCCCTGGATCTGGTGGATCCGGATTGTCGCCTGGTTCGAGTAATGGTGATTGCTCGGTGTCCGGTCCTAGCGGTACTCCCGGGTTTACCATAGTTATTTGAAAACCCGACGACTGGATATCATAATTACTTACTAAGGCTACAACATACCTTTCCGCGTGTTCGGCATACCCTTTAAACTGCGTTATACTCCTACCTGCATCTGTTGAAGTACTAGCTGCCACTGCATTCCAGTGTGGGTCGTGTTGTACTATCAAGGGTGTCCTGTTCCAAGCATATGTTACTTTACACTGCAACAAGAAGTTGGGTTCTGACCCCCATTGATACTGTCGACACTGAACACCCTCTACGATATATGGCAGTGTACGGCGCAAAGAGGGCTTCACTGGGGGCATTGCCACCCCTACACTGTTGGCAGCAAATACTACATGCCTGTTTTCAGTGAAAGGGTATTTATATTGTAAGTTATACCCTTGCCACCTACAATATACACCATACGCCCACAAGTCGTTATAAGACAGCGCTGTCACTCTTTTGTCATCGTCAACGACTTTCATAGCAGGCTGTTGATTGAACATACCACTGTAGGGTGTACCTGCCATCAGTGTGCCACTCATACCTATTATGGCAGCGCTGCACCCGGGTGTGACGAGTGTATCTAGTATA